GATGCGGAACTGTTTAAGACGCCCGAAAGCCTTGAACGCCTTCCGCGCCGCCAATATATTGGCAATATATTGCGTTTCGTCTTCCAATATATCCGCAAACTCCCCAACGGTCATTTGCAACAACGGTTTGCGCAACGGCATGGCGGGGACTTTTGCCAACAAATCTTCCAAGGTTTCTTTTGTTAGCAACGGAAGAATTCGTTTGGTTTTGGTGTGTTTGTCTATTCTCATTGGCTAATTGCAAGTTGATGGCAACAGGCAACGCCCTTGTTTTTCGGTTATGCGCATTTGCACCGACCAACCAGCCACGTTTGCATCAAATTTACCAACCGCCGCAACAACTTCAATGTTATCGTTTTCAACAACCAACGTTGGTTCGGACATTACCCTTGCGATAAATTCCAAGGCAATTGGTTCAACCCTATCCATTACGGTTTTTGTGGTTTCACCCTTTTCCGCGAATGTGCAACGGTCAAAAAAGAACACCTCTATTTCCGCGCTGTCTTTCCTTAACCCGTTTTTGCCCGTAACGGTAAAACTCGGCAAGGAATAGAAAAGGGCTGCGGGTGTTTGTTTCCTATCAATGCGCACGTTTGTGCTGTATTCGGTATCGTAGATTACCGTTTGCAAGCACGAACCCGAACAAACTTCGGGATTCGTGCATAACATATCGTTAAGAATTTCAAGTATTTTGTCGGTTATTTGCATTGTTCAATGTTTATTGCCTGTTAAAATCCATTGATAAGTAGGCAACTTCGGAAACGTTTCCGTTCAAAACGCCTATTACAGCAATGTTAAGGTAGTCGCCAACCAAATCGGCGTTGCAAACGTTGTATTGCACCAAAACCTCGCTATCGGCTTCTTCACAAGTTGTTTGCCCGCTGTAAGTTGCCGTTACATCGTAAACGGTTGTTGTTGGGTCGCTTGGGTAACTATCCGATGTTGCGGAATTTTGGTAGTTAATGTAGTAGGTAACGCCTTCAATACCCGTTGTTTTAATCCTTGATCTCCAAAATTGGTAGTCCCAACCTGTGCATATTTCTTGCGCACCGCCGCCCGTGCCTTTGTTGCTGTAGGACAACGTTGGTTGCCCAACCAACACCGCCACATCGCTGTGCGCCACATAAGCCGCGCTTTGCCCGTTGTAGTGTGCAATAGCCTTTACGGTTGTGCCAGCGGCAACGGCAAACGGTTGTGTGTACAACGTGGAATTGGTTGTTGGTGTTGTCCCGTCCGTTGTGTAGTAGATTTGGCAACTCGCGCCGCCTTCTGCTTCGACAATGGTTATTGTGCCGCTGTTTTCCGTAATAACGGGGGAGTACAACTTTCCATCAAGGTCGGCAATGCTCCAATTGTTGGGAATGTAGTTATCCCCCCTTGTAACGGGCAACGTGCTGTTTTTGCAAAACACGCCCGTTGAATGAACATCAACCAACCATTGGTAAGTTGCGTTGTAATCGCTTGCCGTGCTATCTGCAAAATTAGGCCAAGCACTTATGCCCAATTTAACAACTTCAAGAGATTGGCAATGCCCAAACGATTGGTACAACGCACTGTTGTAAAGCGTTGTAATGTTTGAAAGGTTAATGTATTTAAGGCTTGTGTTTGGCGTTTGCGCAGTGGTTAGCGCAATACGGTACATTCCGTTTTTTGTAATTGTGGAAATGTTTGGAAATGTTGGAAAATTGGCAATTGGGTCGCCTTGAAACATTTGAATAAAATGGGAGTTTGCCGTTGAAGGGTTAACGCTTCCGTGAAGCGACACACCAATTTCGTTTGGCAATGTTTCAAGCGATGTGCAATTTTGAAACATCCAAGTGAATGTTACGGTGGAAATTGTTAGGTTGCCAAAATTAAGGTTTGAAATATCAACAAGCGTTGTGCTGCCATTAAACAATCTGTTTCCAAACCTATCTGGATAATGCGTTGTCCCGTCTTGCAACGTGCTAAACAAATTGCCCCCCAATGCGTAGTTGCCTGTGCAATTTAAAGTGTGGTAGTTGGCGTTGTTCATTCCAAAACCATAGGTGTTGTTGCCCCTTAAATACACCTTGCCGTTGGCGGGCAATGTTAGTGTTTGTGAAAAATCCCAAGTTGTCCAAGTGCTTTTGTCTGTTGAGTATTCCAAAACCAACCATTCTTCTATATCGCCCGTTTTGGTTATGCTAATGGCGTTTGCCTCACCGCTTCTATCCTCAAAATAAAAGTAATCGGGTTGCGCTTGTTCCCAAAGCGTTTGCGTGCCATCGCCTATGGCTTTAACGTTTTGTCCGTTTACGGCAACCGCCTTAACCGCCCTGCCGTTAATGTATAGTGTTTTAGGCATGTTTATCTTTTTACGTTATATAGTAATAATAACAAACGGGGCGCGGTGTTGCCACGACCCGTTCAAAACAAATGACACAGTATGAAAAAGAAAGAATTTAACAAATTACTCGCCCAATATCGGGTCTATAAACACGTTGTAGTTTACTTGGCTATCATCATCCAACGTAAATTGCAATGTTACGGATTGAGTGCTTATGGCAGGACCCGTTGCGCCTTGCGCACCGTCTGCGCCTTGTAAACCCGTAATGCCTTGCAAACCTTGCGTTCCTTGCGCACCATCAGCACCTTGCAAACCATTTGTGCCGTTTTCGCCCGCAATGCCTTGAATACCCTGCACGCCTTGTTCGGCGGCTGCGCCTGCGACACCTTGCAAACCTTGTTCGCCTTGCAATCCGTCCGCGCCTTGTATGCCAATTTCACCTTGCAAACCTTTTTCACCTTGCAAACCTTGCACGCCTTGTTCACCGTCCGTGCCGTTTTCACCCGCAATACCTTGCAAACCAATTTCACCTTGCAAACCTTGTTCACCTTGCAAGCCCGCTATGCCTTGTATTCCTTGAATGCCTTGAACGCCTTGCGCACCACCGCCGCCGTTGCCGCCCATAGGCAATATAAGTGTTTTAGCCATGTTCTAAAATATTATTCGTTGTTTTGTTCTTCGTTGTTGTCGGTGTTGTCGTCATCGACTTCCGTTGTTCCTTGCAACCCTGCGGGTTGTATAGGATATTCCGCGCTTGCCGCGTTTGGTGTATGAATGAATGTTATGTTTGGCATTTGTCCTAATTTTTATACTCTAATAATAACGTTAAACTACGGAAACGTAGCCCGTACCAACCTTTTTGTAAAGTTCCTCCAAATCCGATTGGTTGCTAAAATCTCCATACTTTTTGCCGTTTAATATAACAGCCCTGCCGTGAATATATTTGTAGGTTTTCACGGCTTTTTCGGCATTGAAATCGCTAACCTCGGCGGCATTGCCAATTAGTCCCAATTCTTCACCCAATATGTTGTAAAGGTCATTTAAGCATTTGGAGCAAGATGTTTTTTTATACGGAATGTTCAAAGCGTCCAACAATTTGTAGATTGTTGCCTTATCTTTGGTTGGGTTTTTTATGGTTTTGTAAAGTTCAAGTATTTCGTTCCTGTCCATAATCCAATATATTGGCTTTATATTGGTAATAATAATTTTAGTCCTTGAACCGCCAAATGTAGCCGTAGGCGGATTTGCGCTTGCCGTTGCAACAGGCGGATATACTACCTTGGTCAAAACCAAGTTGTCTTTCGACTTCACTTGCTGATGAATATTCGGCGACAAATTTTCCGTCCTTTGTGTATTGGTAAACTGGTTTAGACATTTTTTCAACTCTTTTTTTATTACGTGTGCCGTAGTTGCAGTTGTATTTTGCATCGCACCACTCCAAGTTCTCTACGCGGTTATCGGTTTTAATTTCGTTTTTGTGGTTTACCTCAAGCAGGTTGTTGGGGTTCGGTAAAAAGCACTCGGCAACCAAACGGTGCACTAAAACATTTCTGTTTTTAATACTCACTTTCAAATAACCAATTCCGTTATCAGATGGTTTAGCCCTTTTCGGTTTACCAGTGTTGTGCCAATTCCTAATCCACACCGACCCGTTGTTAAACACCACGTACTTGCCGTTTTCAATAATTCTTCCTCTTATCATTTGTTTTGGTTTAAATATTTATATACCTGCAAAGACCGTGCCTGGAATAAAAAAACCCGCACGTTTGCGCGGGTTTTTTGTTTTGTTTTGGATGCTTACTCGCAACTTACCAAACTATCAAGATAAGTTTCCGTGTCAACGTCCGTGCCCGTCTTGTGTTCCAAGAACAAAGCGGAATTTGGGGTTTTCTCCGCAGTTAGCGTAACCGCCCAGCCGCCGCCGTTGTCATCGGAATATGCTTGTCTTTCCATGGCCGTGCAAACAAGACCCTTTCTTGCGCCGTAAATTTGGAATTGCCCTTGGTGGTCGCTTCCATCATAGCTGTTTTTGGCAACAACTACAAACTTGCCGTTGGCAATGTTATCCAAAAGCATTGCGGCTGTTGGGGAGTTGTCGGGAACCAAAAATTGCACGGTTTCGGTAAAGGTGTTGGCAACGTTGCCTTCCGCCATAGTTGTGTTTGTGCCCGTAAACGGGGTTTTGCCCAACTGGGTAATGGTATAGCCCGTGTAAGAAACATCACTGTCGCCCACTTCATGGGTTTTCATTACAATGGCGGTTTTAAGGTTTGGGTTCGCGGGGGAAGAAGCGTCATCGGTGAAAGAGGCTATTTCACTTTTGTTAAAAATGTAAGCCTTTGCTTCCATACCCTCAAAAACGGGGTTTGAACAATCCGCGCCTATGCATCCAGCCAATAATTTTTCACATAGATTTGCCATATTCGTCTAAATTTATTCGTTAAAAATGTTTAGTTAAAGTTATGTGGGCGGGCTTTCACCCGCCCCAAAACTTTTAGTTGTTAGGCGTTAGCCTTTAGTACGGCGGAAGATTTCATAGCGTTAATACCGCCGCCCGCCACGCATTCATAACGGTAAATATCAACATTTTTGTAAATGTCGTGGGCGGTCATTAAAACTGGGTTCAAAATGCTTTCGCCAACGAGATAATACTCGCCAGGTATAAAGCCAATAGCCTTGTAGTCGCTACCCAAAAGGTCGGTTGTGATAATCTTTGAAGCACCAATTTGCTCGGCAACCTGCTCGGTCGGTATATAGACGGGAGTTGAGGTTTCGGAGGCTTGCACCCTTGAAAGGGTTCTCAAGGAAGCCTTATCCATAAACACGTAAATTGGTTTGTTGTTGGGGTTTTCAATGCTATCAACCATAGCCCTCATATCATCAACCAAGAAACCGTTTTCGGTTTCGGTGGAAACAACGGTGTAGGCATCGGTGCTGGATTTTGCAATGGCTTCGAAAGAGTTAATCTTGTAGTCGCTTGAAACATCCCTGCCATCGCCAACCAAAATTGCGCGTTTAATTTCGTACAAAATTTGGTCAACCAACTCGCCAAGAACGTAGCTGATTAATGCTTCATCGCTTTCAAACCTTGTTTGCAAGTCAATTTCTTGAATCTTGTAAATGAACTGCGGAGAAAGCAACTTTGCGGCAAAGTTAATGGTTTGCCCAACTTTCGTGTCGCCCTTTTTCCAACCTTTTGCGCGGCTGTTTTCGGCATCTTGTTCGCTGGTGTTGTGCCTTACGTAGAATTTCTTTGCGCCCGTGTTGTTAAGGTCTTTCAACCAATCGGCATTGCGGTTCCAAAGGTCGTTGATTTGACCCTTAACGGCTTCGGGAAGGAAAGCACTTTCGCTGCCTTCGGTAATGGTGAAACCGTTTTCAACCAACTTTGCGTTCCAATTAGCGCGAAATTCATCACCAGTTTTTGAATTTCTAATGGCTTCCGCAAAATCGTGCACGGAAACCGAGTTTGCTAAATATTCGTTTTGTTCCATGGTATTGTCGTTTACTTCTTGTTTATTCTGGTTAAGTTTTTCTTCGATTGATTTCAATTTGTCGCCAAGTTCGTTTACGGTGTTGCGCAAATCTTCAACGCCTTCAACATCTTCGGCTTCTTCAACCCTTTTCAAAATGTCCTCAAGGCTTGATACGGCATTTTCAACAACGGTTTTTTCCTCATCGGTAAGTTCGTTGTTTAGCAACGCCTTTTTAGCCTCAAGTTCGTTTTTAATATAGTCTAAAAACAAATCTTTTTTCATGGTATAAAATTATTTTCAAGTTATATCACAATAATAAGGTGGTGGTATTAAAAAATTGATTACTTTTGCAGCCTGTTTGGTTTAACACCAAATCTTTTTAATTTTCATAGGCGCTGGTGTCAAAGCCCGCGCTTTTTAACCCACCTAATTTGGCAATTACACGGGTGCGGGGTGCGTTGCAAAACGTGCCCCGTTTTATGTCAAAACCCGTACTACATTAGCCAAATTATTGACCTGCGCTTTGTTTCGGGTTCTTGCGGTTTGTTGTTCTTAAACAAATTGCTAACAGAAAATTTCGCTTCCCAATCGGCTGGCACGGCAACAACGGCAACTGCGGTTAAAAGAAAACTTTTAACGTAGTAGGAACCATCCTTTTCGTTGTAGACAATGCCATCGTAACCTCCTTGGCAATATCCTTCCGTTGAAAAAGAATTTATTGCACCTGATAAAATGTTGGGGGCAATCATATCCTCCACAATTTTAACGCTTTTGTTTAGCCTTGCTTGCATAAACAAACCATCGGACTTGCTTTCCAGCTTATCAATGTTGCCGATTATGGTGTCGGTGTGCGACCAATTTAGCGCGGGAACAACCTTTTTTGCGTTGTAAAGTTCAAAAAAGTCCTTAAAACTTTTTTCATCAACTATTTCGTTGTTAAGGTTCTTTTGGTTAAAATGACACGCATAGCCTTCAATTTTTAGAAAATTGCCATCTTCAACCGCGTTGGTAATGGCATAGTTTTTGCATATAAATATTTTGTTATCGTCCATTTGCACATAGTTTATACCTAATAATAAAGCAATGCAATATATTGGCTATATATACCTAACCACAAACCTTGTAAACGGCAAACAATACGTTGGTCAACACCAATCCAAAGAATACGACCCGCGTTACAAAGGAAGCGGTGAAATTTTGAAGCAAGCGTTTAAAAAATACGGTTGGAACAATTTTAAATGCGAAGTGTTGTGTTGGTGCAAAACGATTAAAGAGTTGAATTACAGGGAACATTGCGAAATTGTGTTTCACAGCACCTTTGCGCCAAACGGGTACAACGTAAACTATGGCGGGCGTGGCAGGGTTTTAAGAAAAGACACTTGCGAAAGAATATCAAACACGCTTTTGGGGCGAAAATTCACAAACGAAAGAAAACAAAACATTAGCAACGGGCTAAAAGGCAACACACCTTGGAACAAAGGCAAAAGGGGTATTTACACGGAAAAATCAATTAAAAAAATGTCGGATAGAAAAATTAACCATCCGACTTTATCAAAAAAGGTTTTTCAATACACCAAAGATTGGAAATTTGTTGCCGAATATCCATCAATTAGCGAAGTTAGCAGGTTGTTTGGCTATAATGGCGGGCACATTTCAGAATGTTGCGCGGGAAAACGCAAAACATCCGATGGTTTTCGATGGACAACCGAGCGTGTTGTTACACCTCTTTAATTTGCCTTTTAACTTCCTTGTAAAGTTCTTCAATATCCGAACCAACTTCAATTCCGCATTCCCCAAACTTTTTAAGCAATTCAAGGTGTTCCGACTTTTCCTTGCAATACCCGCTTACCGTGCCTTCCATTTCGGGCACGTTGCTAAACGTGTAGTTAATGGTGTTTTGTGGCAAAAGCACATCCGTTGATGTAAGCAAAGCCCTTGCAACGGCAAGGAATTGTTCGGCGTAAAAGCGTATGCACCCGTTGTAAAATTCCTTTCTTGCTTCGCTAACGTTGTTGTAGGTTGCGGCATCATCAATAACCAACGGAACGGGCACTTGCCAATAGTTTAGCAAATCCTTGAACTTTGCGTTTATGTTATCCTTTAGTTGCAACTTATCAACGCCCAAATCCACCGAATCGACCTTTAATTCCGCCTTGGAAAGGAAATACTTTAGTTGGTCTTCGTTCCAACCGTAATCCTTTGTCATTGCTTGGGAAAGTTCATCCTTAAACGTGGGGTTTGCTGGAATTGCGTTTCCGCTAATAATCGGCAAAACGTTCATTGTGTTGGTGGTGTTTGCCAAAGTGTTGCACAAGTCGTTTAGAATATCCAAAATTGGGCGGCACATAAACACGGGCGTTTTGCGCATGGTTTGGTATTCGGGCGAATAGACAACAACCGCGTTGCGGTTAACCACGCGCCCCATCCCATCAATTTTTAGTTGGTTTTGCCCAAGAATTTGGTAGTTGTAATCCTTATCGTAGGAAACCGCCACAAAACCGCGCCTAACGAATTGGTCAAACAACAAAACCACGTTATCGTTTACAAAATGGCAAATGGCGTTTACAACGTAGTTGTCCTTTGTGCTGGTGTAAAGCACGTTGCTTAGACCCTTGTTTATCCTATCCAAGCAAATCCAAAGATAGGTTCCCGCGTAGTCCCTTTTGCCTTTCCCGATTTTGAAAAATTCCCAACCGTTCCAAATTGGCATGGGATTGGCGGTGTCAACGTTGTTGACTTGCACCGCGTTTTGTTTCTTTTTACCTCTGCTGAATATACCCATTGTTGTTAGTTATCTCTATTGCCCAAAACTTCGTTTTCGTATTCGCCCCCGTGTTCGTATTCTTTTTTCTTTTTGTTCCTGCTTAAACTAATTTGCGTATCGCCCTTTTGGAAAGTTACGTTTTTGGCTTTGTTTATGCCATCAAAAACGGCTGCAAGCGTTCCAAACCCTATTAGTTCCCCAACACCCGCAACAACGCTTGAATCAATTACACCGTGCGGTGGTATAAAAAGGCTTGAAACCAAAAGGAATATACTTGTTAGCAAGCACGTCCAAAACGCAAGGTGGTTAATGTTTAGCCAAACTTTTTTAATGTTTTCACCCATAGTTAGTGTTTGTATTAAAAACCCGTAGGGGTTTGCAGAAGCTCCCCAAAAACGTAGTTGTTCCGCACGCCGTTGTCTTCGATTTGCAAAAATTTCAAAACACCGCGCAAAAACCATTCGCCTTGCTCCAAGTGGAAACTTGCCAAATCCCTTATGTCCTTTAGGCTTGGGTCGGTGCTGTGTTCATCGTTTTTTATTACGCTTGAATAGCGCGTAAGGCGTATTTTGTCGTACAACAAGTAGGCAAACACCAAATGGTATTCCGCCATCTTCAGCCCCGCCAAAGTGGTTCCCCCGTTTATGGCGGTGTCGTAGTCCGTTGGATGCTCTATTAGTTGCGCCCATTGCAAATCGCCAATGCGCGGAACAACGTAGAATTGTTCCACGGAGGTTATGGCAAACGTTACCTCTTGTTCCGTTATGTCCGTGCTAACGGGCAAACCGCAATCAAAAAAGCCTTGCGCTGTTATAATGTTTGGCATTTCGTTTATATGGTTCTAATTTCACAATAATAATAATTATTCCGCTTCCTTTGCCTTGTTTTCCTCCTCCGTTATGTAGTCGAAGTTGTTGTAATAGGAATTGGTTGCGTAGCGGCAAGCATCGATGGCGTGGTCGGCAACGCCCGACTTTGGCTTGCCTTCCGCGTTTAGTTCGTAGCCGTCCATTTCCTCCCGCAAATTGGTGCTTTCATCCGTTACCCAAATTTCGTATTGGTTCATTTTGTTCAAGCCGTCCAAAACCTTGCCCTTTTGCGCGTTTTGCACGCTAAATCCCGCGCTAATGCCTGGCTCCGTCCATTGGTAATCGCCCGCCGTAACCAAAGCCTTAATGCGCCCGCTGCCCATTCCGCCGTAATCGCCAACAATGGGTGTGTACACATCCAAGCCCAATTCCGCCATCCTTAACGCCAAAGCCTTGTTGTCGGATAGTTGCGTGCTGTAAATGTATTGGCGGTAATAGGCGCGACCCTTGTAAAGTTTGCACCCAACAAGTGCGGTGGCATCCGATTGCTCGGATTGGGTAAAACCAAAGTCCAAGGCAAACAATTCGGGCGCGGGAACTTCCTCGTATTCCGCCGTTGTGCAAGTGTGCACAAACTTAAACACCCTGCCCGATAGTTCGCCAAACACGCCATCGCAATAAACCTTTTTGTTGTAAACATCCAAAAGGGAAGCCGTTGGCAAAGCCGCCCGCCTTTCTATTTCGGCAAACTCCGCCAATTGCGCGGGCGTAAGGTGGGGGTTGTCCTTGTACGTGGTAATTAAAAGGTTGGATTTGTCCTTTGCTATGTACCTATCAATGTAGGATTGCTTTGTGGGGTTGAAGGCGGCAAAAATTTGCCCCGTTACGGACATTGAAAGCACGCTAACGATTTGCTCGTCTATGTTAAGGGCTTCTTCCAAGTACAATATATCAAACGTGGAACCCTGCGCCTTTTGGTAGGTGTCAAAACTGCGGAACAAAAAACGGGAACCGTTTGATAGGGTGCTGCTGTACCCAAGCATAATGCTTCCCGTAATTTGCAAGCCCGTTGCGCGGGTAAAGTCGTTCATTGCCAATTGCAATGCTGGGAACGAAGCCGCCACCACCCCGATTGTAACGGGCGCACCGCTTGCAAGGAAGTGTAGCCAATGGTAAACGGCAAAGGACTTGCCCGACCTTCGCCCGCCTTGCAACACGACCCAACGGCTTTTGCTGTTGTTTACAAAATGCCGCAAATACCTTTTGCCAATGCCCAATAAATTTCCCATACGGTAATAATAAATTGGCGGTATATGGGCAATATATTGGTGTTGTTAATCGTGTTAATAACTTTTTGCGCGGTGCATTGGAATATTAACTACCTTTGCCGCGTGTTTTGGTTAGCACCAAACACGGGTTCTTTGGCACAAAATACTGTTTGCGAATTGTTTTATAAACGGTGTTTGCAAATATTGCTGAATGTGTAGTGTTTATTGGGGTTCTTGCGTGTTGCTACCAATGCTTAAACAAAACCCAAACTACCAAATCGGTTGTAACGTGTGTTGATTATCAAATAGTTACAATTTACAAAATGTTACAAATCTGCCGTTTTTTAAAAATTCACAATATGTAAAATTGTAATGTTTACGAATTTTTGTTATATGCTATTCATAAAGATATACAAACCAAAAAACGGATTTTTATGAAAGCATCAAAACAAAAGAAGTACAGTGTTTACGGGCACAAATGCCCAAACGGGTGCATCTATGTCGGAAGCACCAGCACCGCCCCAAGCAGGAGGTTTGACGGCGGCAAGGGGTACGCCAACAACAAATTGTTTGCACCGCTAATTGGGCAATACGGGTGGAACGGAATAGACCACCGCGTGTTTGCAAAAGGGTTGGATAAGGACACCGCAAAGGAACTTGAAAATTTCCTAATTGCGCTTACCGACCAGCAAAAAACCCTAAACACTTTGGGAACCGCCAACGGGTTAAACTTGGAACGGTGGCACGGACTATCGCAAGGGGCTATAAATTGGAACGCCACAATTGATTGGTACGGCAATTCCGTTAACCGCAACCTTTGCGATTGCATTCAACACGGCAAACTTACGGACTACGCAAACGGCACGCCAACGGAACAACACGAAAAGTCGGACAAACTAACTAAAAGTGTTGAAAATATGAAAAAGAAAATTAAGCAAAAAACAGCCGTTGCAAAAACCATTAACGGCGTTAGGGTTGAACTTGTGTTGGACACAAGGTACTTGCACAACAACGGCGAATACCCCGTTTGCATTAGGTTGTACCACAACCGCAAATACCGCTACATTTCCATAGGGTATTCAATGAACGTTGGGGAATTTTCGGATATGAACCCAAAGGACGATGAAGCGTTGCGCGGCATTTTTAACAACTATTGCGAAAAGGTGCGCAACCAAACGGCAAACGGGTGGTTTGACCTAAAGTCAGCCGACTTTTCCACGTCCAACGCCAACGGCACGTTGGCTGGGCTGGTTGCCGAAAAGGGCGCGTTGTGCAAAACGGAAAGCACCCGCCAAAACTACAAAAAGGTTGCCGATTGGATTTGCAAGTCCTTTTCCAATGGGTTGCCGCTTGTTGCCGTAAACGGCGAAAACATTGGCAAGTTGCTAAAGGATATGCGCGGCGGCGGGCTATCGGAAACCTCCGTTGCCATTTACCTATCCACGCTAAAGGCGGCAATTAACTTCGGAATTTACAAAGGCGTGCTTAACAAATCCCAATACCCGTTCAAAAAGGCGGCTTGCGAGGCGGATAAGGTTGAGGTTCCAAGCGGTGTTAAGCGCGATGGGTGGTGGTTGGATAAGTCCGAAATGCAAGTGTTGTGGAATGAATTTTTGCGCACCAAATCCCGCTCGTTGGGATACTTCCTTTTTAGTTACCTGCACGGTGGAATGAACCTTGCCGATATGATGGATTTGCGGTTTGGCGATACGTGGGATAAGGAACACGGGTTTGGCTACATCCGCACCAAAACCCGCGCCAAAAACGGGTTTACGGTAAAAGTCCCCGCAACCACTTGGACGGATGCGCTGCTTTCCGAATTGGGCATTGTGCCGAACAAAGGGGATAGGGTGTTTGCCGAACTTGCCTACAAAGGCGATGCGGACTACCTTAAAACAAAGGATGTTGTTTCCAACCGCGTGAACAAGGCGTTAAAAACCGTAAGCAAGCGGTGCGGGCTATCGCGGGAAATATCCATGACCGTTGCGCGGCACACGTTTGCATCCGTTGCCATCCGCGAAAAGTTTCCGTTTATAATGATGGACGCGGCAATGGGGCACGCCCAAACGGGTGTGCACAGCCACTACGTTGGGGCGTTTGGAATTGATGAAATGCGACCATGCTTTGAAAATTTGCTTTAAAAACAAAGCCCGCAACAACGCGGGCTTTTTTGTACCTATATATTGGCTATATATTGGCGGGGCGAATATAAGTCCATCTAAACCCTTTGTAAGTACCACCGTTGCGGCAACAACTGCTAACATTTGGTTGGCAAAAACCAAGTTGCCGTTCAACCTCTTTTGTGGATTGGTATTCGGCAACAAACTTGCCATCCAATGTTAATTGATAAACTTTTTTAGACTTTTTGGGGTCGTTTTTTTGAATGGTGGAATTTTTTGCAGCCGCCCTTTGAATGGCAGTACCGTAGTTTACATTATACTTGCACGTACACCATTCCAAGTTATCAACGTGGTTGTTTAGTGGGTTTTCGTCTTTGTGGTTTACTTGCGGTAAATTGTTGGGGTTCGAAATAAAGCATTTGGCAACTAAACGATGTGTCCATACATTACCACCGCCGTTGTATGTGAAACGCAAATAACCATTTTTATCTTTGCTTTGCTTAATTTTTTTAATGTTGTTTGGTTTTCCGTGCCAAGACATATTCCAAACCTCGCCGTTGCTTAAAACGACATACTTATCTACTTTCTTTGCCTTAATTGTTTGTGGTTCTTTCATACTGATTTTGTTTTAAGTTAGGTATTTATACCTGCAAAAACCGCGCCAATTTATCTAATTTTTTGCAATATAAATACTGAAAATACAAACCGTAATGGATAGCAAACTTTATTCGCAAATCGGGGCGTTGGCAAAAAAGTGGAAAGATTATCCAAATGTTTACAATCCGCAAGACCCCGACAACAAGCAAATTTTAATAGAAAAAAACATGCGGCTTGCTGTAAATGTCGCATTAAAATACAGAGGTATGGGCGTGGAGGAGGAAGATTTGGTTGGCGCGGCGTTGTTGGGACTATCAGTTGCATACGAAAAATACAAGCCAAACCAAACAATTTTGAAAGACCGTTTGCTTGGGCTAATCAACGACACAACCACAATGGATGATTTCTTACAAATCATATCCGACAATATGCCATATTCGGAAAATGTTTGCGAATTTTTTAAACAAGGTGTTCCCGAAACCCACGAAGAAATGGTGTCTTGGATTAACAAAAACATCCGCCCAGCAAAGTTTACAAGTGTTGCGCAAATGTGGTGTCGCGCAATGGTGTTGGCGGAACTCGAAAAACATGGCAAGGTAGTCAGGGGCGCGGATAACAATTCAATTGACTACTTGGACAACCCCGACTTTACCAGTTTTGATAAATTACCCGTAGCCGATGATAACGATACCGAAGAAAAAGAGGAATGCTGGCAAAAGTTGTTTGCGGGTATGCCCGAAACGTGTCAAAAAATTATATGCCAACGGTACGGCATTGGAGAAAACGAGCCGTTGACACTAAAGGAAATAGCAAACTATTGGGGGCGCGATGTGGGGTATGTAAAAAGGGTTTTGTCGGATGGAATTGAAAAGTTAAAGGATAACGCGCAAACACACAAACTTAATCTGGCTCAAATGTTATAGCACAAACGACAAGTGGGCAGAAACGCCGAATTCCGCGCCGACACGTTTTTTAAGTGTAGTTATACCTGACAACAAAAAGCCCGCAAATTTCGCGGGCTTTTTTGCAATACAAACCAATCAATTATGAAAAACGCTATTCGGATAAATCCGTTTTAATGCTTTCGATAGCCGCGTTAATGTCAATGGTATCTCCGCTGCTAATTTCAACCTTTTTGCGTTCCGCATAGCCACCTATGGTGGAAAGGTAAAACTTAATCATCTTTGTGTCGCCCTTTTCTATGGCTTGCCAAAGTTTGTTTTCAACAAATTCCGTTGCTTTTTCCCTTGACTTTTCAACCTTTGCGTTAAAGTCGGGGTCGGTTTTGCGCCAATCGTAGTACATGTTGTACGGAATTTTTAAATCCGTGTACGTTTTGTACGCATTGCCGTTGTTTTCATACAACTTTTCAAGGAATTGTTCCTTTGTTACCTTATAATTGCTCCTTTTTGGCATAGTTGTTACTTTGTTACTTAGTTTATGCGGGTGTACGTCTTTCCGTTGTAGTACAAAATTTCCCTTCTGTTGTGTAACCTGTTGATACTCACGTGTATCCATTGCGGGTTGCGCACCGTGCCCTTCTCTAATATAAGTTGGTCAAAGGCTATGTTGCCGCGCTTTAGCAAGTTGTACAACACCGCGTTTGTTTCGCCCTTAACGTATATATCCGCAGCCAACCCCGTTTTGTGTTGGCTGTTTTTAGCACCGCCAACCGCCTTGTTTAAGGCTTCGCACCTGTACCCGCTTGAAACGTAAATAGGTTGCCCGTAAACTTCCCTTAACGGGTCAAGGACGGCATCAATAAGGTACTTAATGTTCATCTCAATGGCGGGTGTCGGTGTGTTGTCGATTTTTAGCCTATCCGCCGTTGCGCTTTTTGTTAGTTCCGATACAGAAAAATACTTACCCATTTGTGTTAATAATAAAGGGCGGCTTGCGCCGCCCCAATACACATATAACACACGGGTGTTTTGTTACGCGGTACACCCGAAACCGCCGTAGGGTTGCGCGGGCAGGCGGCAAAGAAAAAAGGAAAATATTACGGAAAAAGCACCGCCAGCCCGCGACTTTTGCTAATAATAACCAAATGACAGTATGAAAAACATTAAAAATGGTCTTTTAAGGTTTTGCCGTTACCCTGCGGCGGATTCCGCAGGGGTCGGCTTGGTACAAATTAAAAATTTAATATATTTGGAAAAGTTGAATTGTTGCAACCGTTTGCGGCGGTCGCGTTCCGTTTTCAAAAGTAATAAATTGTCTTTATGGTTCAAAACAATGAAAGTAGTGTAGAAGAAATTAGCGGGGGCGGCAACGCAAACCAACCACTTGCCTTAACTACGCACCAACCGTACAACAAAATCTAATAAAATCAAAAATTAATTTTATAAATTCCCCACAACCTTTAGGTTGTTTGTACGATACGACAACAGCACATCCTTCACCTTGTCTTTTGACATCTTCTTCGGTTCGTATGCACCATTGCCAAGTTGTTTTAAGAGTCTCCTGCACAACACGGTTGCGCTGACTCTGTTCTTTATGTTTATTGTCGCATTGTGGTCTGCGTTATCTTCGTGACCGCATTCAACACAACATATTTATAATAATTTTAATTTATTAAAATTTCATAAGTTTTATTAGAATTTTAGCGAACTGTTGCAACCCCCGTTTGGTTTACAAGTTTATATCTGATAGGTCGTTCCAATCCTCCTCAACGTCCTTTGCGCCCTTTGCGCCTTTTTTTGGTGCAGCCGCTTCGCGTTCCTTTCTGGCGGCTTCGCCAAACAACGGGTCGTTTAGCGGGTCATCGTCATCGGGCATCGCAACTTTTGTTTTGGGCTTGCCCGCTTGCTTTGCCGCAGCCTTTTCCTTCGCTTGGGCGGCTTGCGCGTTGGCAATCTTTTCCTCAACGCCATCCGCAAACGCAAACGTGGTTTTCCTATCGCCGCCGCCTTCGTATTGGGCTACTGAACCGAGTTTTACGTCATGCACTAAAATGTCGTTGGCTACCTTATCCGTGCCGTCCTTGCCAACGTACTCCCTGCGGGTGTAGTTGCCCGTAACGGTAACCTCGCGCCCTTGGCAAAGGTAGTCGCGCAATTGCGCCGCGCTTTCGGCATCGGGAAAAAAGCAAGCGTTGTAGAAATCGGCGATTGTTCCGTCCGCGTTCTTTGTAACCAACGTGGCTTTCACGTACAAAGTGCCCGCTTTGGACATAAGGCATTGGCTGTTGTTTCCAAACACTTCGGCTTCAATGGTTCTTTTTTCAAATTTTTGTTCTGACATTTTTGATAAATTTTATATGATTTGATGTTTTTTGGTTTGCGGGGGCTCGCACCCCGCCCGCTTTTGAATATTTATATTAGTTTGTTTCGGTTAGGCAATTTTCAAAATTACGGCTGCAAAAATACATTTTTTTCAATTACCTGTAACACTGCGTGTTGTTTTTTTCGCAAAAAAGTTATTAACAAGTTTTCAACAACGGGTGCGGTTTGCAATGAGGTTTTTACAATTTACAATTTGTTTTAACATTGTTAAATTGTTGTGGATTTTTGGTGCAAAGTTACCTCAAATTCCTTGAATACATATAGAAGTAACTTTTTAATTTGGTTATTATCAATTAGTTATCCAAAATTTCCGCTTAGTGGTTACTTACCACCCCTTATATAAAAAAAGTATAAAGGGCATTATTATGCTAATATATTGATTATTAAATAAATAAATAGTATTTCACCAAGTAGTATATATTATTTACATATTTTTTTATAAGGTGGTGTAGGTAACCACTAAGCAATTTTTTAACATAACATACTTATTTATAACAAGTTAAAAAGTTACTTTTATAGGTATTTTACGGATTTAGGGTAACTTTAAACTATTGCACTTCAACCCCCATTGCATCATCAAATTCGTTAAAATTTTCATCGGATTCTTGCGCGGTTTGCGCAATATCCCCGTTTATTTTAATGTACGCACCCCTTGCAATTTTTCTAATTTGGTTTTCGCAATCCAATTGTTTTAGGTACACGGAAACCGTTTTGTTGTTGGGCACTTTCTTTTGGATTTTGGTTAGCGCATCTATATAGTCCTTTGTTTCAAACGATTGCCCGCACATGGATAGTGCCACGTACTTAACACCGCCCTTTAGCGGGTTTACGTTGGCAACACCCCCATCGTTGCGGTACGTTGAAATCATGCGCAAGCCGTGCATTAGCGATGGCGTTAGCATTTTCCAAGCCGCTTGAATCCAGTTGTAGTCCAGGTTTACGTACTCGGCAAAGCCGCGTTTTCTTGCATCTTCGTGCATATCCCTTTCATCGGGGTCAAGGATGTAGTCCCAATTGCCTTCTTGTTCCATAACGTATTCGTTAAAGGTGTGCTTTGTTGTGTGCACCTTATCGAGCATTAGAGGGTTCCTGCGCCAGCAAGCGGGGTATTGCACATATTCCTCCAAATCGTATTCCGACATTGGGTTTGGCGCGGCGTAGTAGGTTTCAAAGTCCGCAAAGGATTGCAACAGCGCGGCAACCTTTGCAACGTTGTGCGCAAAGCGGTAAATTAGGCTTCGGCACGCGCCGCCAACCTCGTCCCCCGTGTCCCACGTTTCGGAAAGTTTTTTAACAAAGGCGTTTGTCTCCGTGCGCAACCTTTCAAAATCCTTATCGCAAAGCACGTAGCACACCCCTCCGTGAAAGTGGTTGTGCATGTGCCACATTACAAACTCGGCTTCAATGTCTTTGTAGTTGCCTTGGTTATCGCGCCAAAGCGGGGATAGGTTGTATTCCTTATCGGGCACAACGTACCAAAGGCTTCTTTGCAACAAACCATCATCGTAATCCTTGTAAAGTTCCTTAAATTGGCGGAAAACGCCCGAAAGCAACACCCCGCAAACGGGTCTTTCCACAACCAACTCGTTTCTATCGTTTAGTTCCTTTCGGGAAAAAGTATCAATTTTATCGTTGTCCCAAATGTTTTTAATAAGGGATAGCAAACCCCCGTATTGGGTTTTTTCCATTTTCACAAGGTTGCTGTATTCGGTGTTTGCCAATATCATTTTCCCGTTGTTCTGTTCCAAAATGGTTAAAAGCCCGTTGCCCGTTGCCAAAGTGGGGTTGTTGGATAAAAACATTGGTTTTTTGGGCTTTGTTGCTTGTTCATCCTTGCTTTTGTTCCATTTCGCAAGTTCGGTTTTGTACTCCTCGCCCGTTGTTTTGTTAAAGGCGTTAAACACCGCGTTCATTGTTTTTAGCAGCGTTTTTGGCATTGTCATCATTTCGCCCTTTCCGCTTGCGCTTGAACCCACCACGTTTAGCAAAAGGTTTAGCCCGCAGTTTTCGCCGTTGAACTTAACGGTGGTGTTTTGCGCAAAGCCGCTGGCGGTTGCAAGCGCGGAGTAAAGGCGAAGGTCAAGGTATTCGTTGGCAACCGTTTTATCGCCCATTATGTTGCGGAAAAACAACGGCATTTGGTGTTCGCGGGCAATGCCTTCCCATTCTTCGGCAAGCGTTTTTTCTTTCGCGCCCTTGTTTGGCGTTGTAAATTCCTCCGCAAACGATACGGTTGTTTTGGGTAATTCGTAGCTGCTTTTAAACCCAAAGGTTTTAAGCACCCACATTAAAACATCTTTGTGCACCTCGCCCTTTGCCACTAACCTTGCGTGGCTGCTGCCGCACGGGTTCCAAAGGTGGTTGGCATCTTCAAAGTGCTTGTTAACAAACATTTGCGCCCTGCGGCGGTCGTTGGCGTACAAAAACATTGCAACCACGCTTATGCGGTATTTAAGGCTGTAGCCGCCAAAGTTGCCGATAAACGTTTTTGCCGTTCCTTCGTGCCTTGATCCCACAAACAACTTGGTGTCTTTGTTGTAAAGGTATTCCCCGTTTTCGTCCGTAAGCAGGTCTTCGCGGACTTGGCGCAACCATTCCACGTACCTTTCGCCATCAAACCCCCCGTTGTTGCCTGGTTTTATTTCGTGTTCGCTATCGCCCGCGTAGTATTCGTAGGTTTCGCGCACATCATCATCAAACACGGGCGACCAATCCAACACCGTTTCCGCATTTGGGTTGTAGCACGGGTTTGGGTCGTGCGCCAAATAGCAAAGCCTTACCGCGTCCTTGCAATTTGTATCGGGCATAACGCGGTGTTTTTGCGCCATGTATATGCAGCATTGTTCGTAGTACGATACGTAAACGTTGTACGGGTCTTCCGTGTTTTCAAGCATTTGCGGCACATACAAAATTACCCTTAATTTACCGCTTGGGCTAAAGTACACCAACGCTGGGTTAAGTTCCTTATCGTTGGCGACCTCTTGCTTAAGGCGGTTGTAGTCCGCCCCCGTGTCGTCAATATCCAACATCACATAGCCCGTAACGGCTTTAATGTGTTCAACATCGCGTTTTCCTTCCGTAACGGTGTTAAATTCCACCGTTTTTAGGCTTTTCTTTAATTTGAACACCGTGCCTTCATCCAAGTTGCCGTTCCTAATGGCTTCGCACGTTTTCTTTAGTTGCGGGTCGTTTTTAATAATGTCCACAACCTCATCCAAAGACACCATTTTTGTTCCGTAGGTGTAAACGTTTTCCGATAACCTTAAATTTTTCATTTTTTCCTTTTATACTGTGATTTATATATTGCCAATATATTGGTTTATTTCAACAAAAACGCCATTCCGTTTTCCTTGCCGCCGTTTTCTTCGTAGCACTTCCACAAATCGTTTAGCAAGTTGTCGGATTTTACGGGCGCGGATTTTACGCCGTTTGCCGCCCACGCAAATTCCGTCACCGCCTTGTATTCCTTAACGGTTTCAAACCCATCCGTTGCCGTTTCCTCGTTGTTGTAAACCAACAGCCCCTTTTCGCGCAACTTTTTAACAACACCGCGTTTGTGTTCCTTGCATTCCTCTTCATCGGCAAACGCCCTTGAAATGTTTATTTGCACACCGTGCAACCCGTAGGTTTTAATGTCCGTTCTAAAGTTAAGGGACGGGGATTGGGTTAGGTCTTGCCGCAACCAACCCGCCATATCGCAATGCTTTCCAATTTTTGTTTTAAACCCCTCGTTGGTTTTTATGGTTATGGCGTAGCACCCCATAAAAACCTCTTTGTTTTTTGCGTTGCCCAAAGTGTTGGGCACAATGTTAATAATATCCTCATCGCGCAAACCATCCTTTGTTTTTGCAATTCTATCCATTGCAAGCGGGTGCAATTCCAATTTGCCAACGTTTACAAGGTTTTTTGTTCCCATGTACTTTAAAATTTTTTGTTGGTTGGTTGCCAACCATGTTTCGTTCCCTTTTTTAAGGGCGCGTTCCACAAACAACCAATTTTTTGTGCCCGTTTTTGCGCAGTTTCCGCTTTTTGTTGGCGGTTTTGGGGTTGTGTGCCCCGTTGTTTCAATAACTCCTTCCGAAAGGTCTTTTTTGGTGTTGTCCGCCAAAATTTCAAAACCAGCCTCTTCTAACTCCTCTTTGCTGAAATCCGCGCCAAACGCAAATTGTTGCAACACCGTTTCGGGGGTGTAGGTTTTTAGCGGGGGTGTTGGCGCGGGTGTTGGTTTTGGTTTGGGTGCTACTTCGGTAGCCGTGTTTGGGTTCGTAACCAAGCCCCTTTTGGATGTTCTTTCCGCGCCAAGCGGCTTAACCGCGCAATCGTTGTCATCAGGGTGCTTGTACACAAAGTTTTCATGGGTTGTTTCCGTGCATTCTTGGGCGGTAATTTCCTCCATAACAAGTTTGCCGTTGGCATCGCGCCCAACGATTTTGTGCGCTTTCCAAAGCGGGTCTTTTTGCAGTTTTTCTAATTCTCCCTTTGTCATTGTTTTTTGGTTTGTATTTATAAAAAATCCCAGCGCGGGGGTCTGCCCACCCCACAACGCCAGGACATATCTCTTTTTTTTACCTCGCAAAGGGGCAGCTTTGCATAGGTATTTATAACGGTTTGTTTTGGGCTTTGTAACTACACGTTTTTAACGTTTTTTAAGCGGTTTTAGGCGGCATAATCTACGGCAAACCAATCGTCGCCAAACATTTCAACAACCTTTTTCCACCCTTGCTCTCTCACATATTCTTTTTCATCCTTGTTAAGCCTTTTAACGTAAGCAACAACCCCAATTCCGTAACCCGTTACCACCAAGGTTTTGCCATCGCGCTTAATTCTTATCATAAGTTCTTCGTCGTTGCAAGCCCCAAACCCAAGCAAACCATCAAACGCGGTTTCAAAATCGCCCGTAAACATTTCCTTTTCAATATGTTCGGTGTGCAATTCAATGGTGTAGCACTCTTTAACCGTGCAATTAACAGCATAGCCAAGTCCAGCGCAATAATCGCACACCGCGTCTGCCTTTTCAAGGGCTTCATCGATGTTGCTTGCCATAACAATTGCGTGCTTGGTGTTGCACTCCTTTACAAGTTCATTTACTTCTTTGTCGTACTTTGCGCTGGCGGCATACCATTCCTCCCCTTCCAAATCTTCCATATAGTCGGGTTCAAAAAGCATGTCCGCAAAGTATTCAACAAACCATTTGCGGTCGTTGTTGTTGGTGTTGGTGTTGATGTTCACATTTCCGTTGTTTTTTGCATTTTTTTCCATTTTTTTGTAATTTTTAATTTGTACCTTTTTGTTTAACTTTTTTCAACTTTTTTGTGGCAAGGTTTTTGCTATTGGTTTTAAGTCGTTCAACCACTGCGTTTAACCATCAACCACACCGCAAAGATAATAAACAAATTTTAGTCTGCAATAGGAAATTATAAAAAGTTATTAACAATGCAAACTTTTTTTGCCATCGCGGTTTTTTGTGTTGTTGAACCTTTATAAATAATTGAATAACCGTTAGTTATAAATTAAACATAGTTACAAATGAGCAAGCAAAAGAAAAAGAATGAACAAAGAATTGTTGATAACTTTGGGTATGTTTACCTCACAACTTGCCTAAAAACTGGCAAGAAATACGTTGGGCAACGCAGAAAACCGCAATTTGATAAAACGTACATAGGCGGCGGGAGGTTGCTGCAAACGGTGATTGATATATACGGAAGGGCGGCTTTTAAAACCGAGGTTTTGCATTGGTGCAAAAGCCAAAAGGAGTTAAACGAATGGGAACGCAACGAAATATTCTTTTACAACACGCTTTCGCCAAACGGCTACAACTTGGAGCCAGGCGGCAAGCACCCATCGGGCAAACGCGCCAAACACCCAATCGGCATCCGTATAAATAAGGGGTAATGTTATATATATGTCACCATATTTAAAATATATCAAGTATTTGTATTGGCAATGGCGCGACTACCGTATAGAAGGGGAGTTTGCGGGCTACGTTTGCGGCAAACCACTTGGTGAGTTACCAAAGTGGTTTTCTTATATATTTAACATAGGTAGAGGGTTTACCATGTACAACGCCCGAAACTTCCTTTACCGTTGCAATGAACCCGAAATAAAACGCTTTAGAAAGTATATCGAAAGGGTGGAATTGGCGGTTGCGTTGGACACCTGCAACATGCGGGATTGGCGCGGGGTTGTGGACGCAATTATGCGCACGGCATACGAAGAATGGAAGTACGCCCGCCCAACGATAAATGTCGGGCGTAGAAACAACATACCGCTCGTTGCCCTTGAACCACAAACATTGCAACCCCTTGCGGTGTTCCAATCGCGGCAAGAAGCCATCGGTGTAATTTGCAACGTCAATGTAATGAACGCGGAAAAGTTCGGAAGCACCGTTGCTGGGGCAAAATGGCAAAAGCACGCGGATTTTTTGGCTGGAAAGCCGATTGTGCAAGAACAACGCCCTCAAGACAAATCCTTTGAGACTAACCCGTTTGTGTTTGGGGTTCAAAGTTTAATCTAATAAAATCAACCACCTAACAAAATATTTTTGCATAATCATGAAAAAACCAAAGGAACCAAAATTAAAAGAACGTGATATACAACACCAATGTGTTGAGTGGTTTAGGGCTAACCACCCAAATTGCATAATGTTTAGCGTGCCAAACGAAGCGGCGCGGACAAGGTTTAGCGTGTACGAATATTCGGGTGCTTTGCGCGGCGCATCCGACACCGTTGTGGTTATGCCGTGCGGGGTGTTTTTTGTGGAGTTTAAAACAAAGTATGGCAAACAAAGTCCCGAACAATGCGTTTTTGAAGTTAATTGCCGCGAACTTGGAATTGGCTATTATGTGTGTCGCTCGTTGGATGAGTTTAAAAGCATTATAGAAACGGAAAAAGAACGTTTTCGCACATCCTATATGAAAATTTAACATTGATTATTAGCAAGTTACAAACAATTACCAATATATTGGCAATATATTGGCGATATAAAAAACCCGCGCTTTATATGGGCACGGGTTTTTTGCAATGTCAAAGAAAGTGGAAAATTGGTTATTATACCGCTTGAACCACGCCCGTCCAATTTGCGGGTATGCCGCTTGCGCTATTGCGTGGCGCACCATCCAACATAACTTGGGTTGCCGCAATTACACGCCCGCTCCCCGCAACGCTTGCCAACCAATTTGTTGGTTCGCATTGGCTCCAAAATTGGTTAACATCCGTTGGTGTTGGCAAGTACGCGGTCGTAAGCCTTGTACACCCGTTGTACATATCCGCAATCATCCCAGTATCATAGCCCGTTGCGCGTCTAATATCCGCGCCCGTTTGCAGTGCTGTACATGACATAAACATTGCCGAACAACCATAATAGCCTATTCTCACAACTTTCGTTAAATCAGGTGTTGTTGCCAAAGAGCTGCAACCTCCAAACATACCATCGCAAACAAATCTTCCAATTGTTGTAATATGCCCCATTCTTGGCGGCGCGGTAAGTGTGAAACAGCTGTTGTACATATTTGCGTATGCTCCTTCGGATGGCTCGGCAATGTTTGGCAACGCGCCTGGCGTTGCAAGGTTGGTGCTCCAAGTGTACATTTGCTGGAACGCATAGTTGCCGTCCGTTGTTATGCCCGAAAGGTCAGCACCGCCCGTTAAGCCCGTGTTTTCAAACATTAGTTCCATTCCGTTGTTATCAACCCTTGTTAGAGCGGTAAATACGGGCGTGCCCGTCATGCTGGTGCAACCCGAACACATTTCCTTGCAACCGTTTGAGTAAACCCTTGTAATTCCAGCGAGGTTTGGCAACGTTGTTAGCGAACTGCAATTTTGCAATGCGGCACTCAACCCGCTTCTATTCACCGTTGTTATTCCGCTAAAATCGGGTGTTGTTGTCATGGAGGAACAATCCTTAAACATTTCGTACATTCCGTATTCACCAACAACCCCCGTTGGCATTTCCGTTGGCGGTACTGTTATGTTGGTTTGTCCTTCAAACAATCGGTAGCCCCAACCTTCCGCATTGGGGTTAATATTGCCCAAATAAAGCCCGCTTATGTCCACGATTGCACCAATGCTTGTATTTCCATTAAAGAAATTTGCATATTCATAGGCGGATGGTGTAACCTTGCTGTTGCCTTTCCAAGCACCGTTTTGCAAGTGCCCCAAACTTAAAATGTTGCCAGCAACCGTTGTGCTAACTGGTGTATGGTTGGAATCGCCCAAGTAAAGTTTGTTGTCTCTGTTTGCTGAGGTGCATAACTTGGTTGTGTTGCTTCGCAACCACACAGTGCCGCCCGCAGGAACCGTTGCAACATTAACGTGTTGCCCAGAGTATTGCTGTTTATCAACGGTAAACGAAGTCCAATCCCCGTTGTTAACCTTGTAGTTGCCAACAAAGGTTTGTGATTCTTGCCCGCTTGCATATTGCCCAACAGAGAACCACAACGTTGCCGCCGCGTTGCTGTTGTTGGTAAAGTTAAGTTCCGTTCCCTTTGCATCCGCTGCGGTTGTTGCCAACACAACCGCGCAACCAACCGTTGTGGATGGGGAAGCGGTTGTAATATCCGCCCTAAATTGGTAGGTTGTGCCTTGCGTAAGACCCGTAACGGTGTAAGTGGCGGTGCTTTCTTGGATAGCCGCGCTGCCCAATGGCGTGTCCGTGGCGGGATCATCGTTTTCACCCCACCATTTAACAACCCCGCTTTGCCAACCGCTATCAAGGAACTTTGTTATAGCAACATCCACCGTTGTTTGTCCCGTTGCCGTTGCCGTTATGCTAACGTTGTTCATTGTTGAGGTTGTTATGCTGGTGTCCGCGCTGATACCTTCCACCGCGTAAACATCCCAACCCTTTGCCCTAATTGTGTAGGTTGTGCCGTTGCCGTCCATTCCTCCATTGGCTTCGCCGTTGGGCACATCAAACGTTATAACGTGGTTGGTGCTATCAATTTGCCCTTGGCAAGTTCCTTGTCTTTGTGCCGTTATATCCCAATACAATATTGCGCTTGTAAGGGCGTAGGTTGAGGTGTAGTTGTAGGTGATTTTGTGCGTGCCATCGCCTTGCCTGCGGTATTGCGCAAACGTTAGCGTTATGCTATCCGCCAACGTTGTAAACCTAACGTTTTGGCTTGTTGCTTGCAACCCGCCATCTTCGTACAATTCCGCTTGCGCGTAGTGTGTTGTTTGAACGGCAAGCCCTTGCAACGTAATGGTTGCGGGTTTGCCTTCTTTTGTAATGACCCCTTGAAGTGTTTGCAAACTTGGGTCTGTCCCATATTTAAGTACCGTTTGAAAAGCCATGACTAATAATATAAACGTTTTACTTTATAATAATAAAGGGCGGTTGTTTGCCGCCCTTTTGTTTGTTGTTTGTCACCAACCTTATTGGTTCTGTTGTCCGCCTTGTGTTTGCCCTCCATCTCCCGTTGCATAGGATAGGTGTGCAACCGCGCTTGTTGGGGTAATGGTGTCAATAGAAGAAATTGTAATGGTGTTTTGAACTTGGTCGGTGGTTACGCTTGTTGTTTCGGAGCTATGGCAACCGTTTGTTTCGTTGTTAAAAGCCGTTACCCTAATGTTATATTGGGTGTTGCTGTTAATAACAACGGTGTTACCGTTGGCATCCGTGTCGCCATCGACAAAACTAAACGATTGTGCCGTGCCTTTTGACGTTGTAAGCAGTTTTTTGTAGGCTGTGCCGCCGCTTGTTCCAACTTCAACATAACAATAGTTTGATTTAAGGTTATCGCTTGAATTTAAAACAACCGTGCCGCCAACGCTGTTGTAGGTGTGCGTGGTGCTTGAAATGGTAATCGTTGGGGCGTTGTACAACGTGGTAACGGTTGTGGCGTATGCCCAATCGCCAACATAAGTTTGTCCAAGTTGGTCGGTGGCAAACGGAACAATGTAGTACGTGGTGTGTTCGTCCAAGTTTGAACCCGCTTGCATTCCTTGCGTTGTAAAGTCCCTGCCATCACCATCATCGGCTTCCGTGTAGTTGGAACCGTTTGAGTTTTTACTAAACCTTATACCGCAATGCGTAACTTTCACAACGTTGTCCAAAGTGTCGTAGGTTAGTGTTCCCGTTGCGGTTAAAGAACCACCGCAATTAACACCAACCCTTGTTAGTTCCGCCAAAATAAGGGTTTGAAACGGCACGGGTTGACACCACGCGCTTTCAACGTTTTCGCTGTTTTTGCATTTTGCAATGGCGCAATACCTTGTACCTGGATTTAGATCCACACCAAGTTCGGTGTCATCCAAATCAATGGTTGCGACTTGTCCGCTTTTGTGGACTTGCGAACCAACCAAGTTGCCCGATGCGGTTGTGCCAACATGCACTTCCAAATAAGTATCTGTAATTGTTACTGGCATATCTCTATTGTTTTATGTTTCTTTTTAATAATAAGCCGCCAATTAAATATGGTGGGGTGTAAACGGTATTACGTTGCTTTTGGCGGGCGGAACCAACACCGCTTGCAGGGTTGTCGCGCCCGTTTCCAAATCAGCATCCGCTTCTATCACCATAAACTTTTTGCCGTTTATCCACACGTAATCCGCGTTTTTAACTCCCTTATCCCAACAAGTTATTTCAACACGCATGGTTTGCGTTATTTTATCCAAACCCATTTTGTTTATGGTTAGCGGGTGCAATTGCCCAGTATTGTAAGCCCCCAAAATTGCAAAGCCATCCACTTCGTTAAAATCACAAGAGTAGTTAGTCACGTTGCCGTCATCGTCCACATCCTTTTCGGGGTTGGAATATTGCGCCAAACTTGCCGTTAACCCCCAATTGCTTGCCCACGCAAAAGGGCTTTCGTGCAACGTCTTGGTTTGTTCCAACCAAGTGTTTGGTATGCTTGAAATTTTGTTGTTTCCGTTTGGTTCCTCCCCCGCAAAACAAAGGTGGTTGGTTTGTCCAAACTCTTCGGCTTGGGGGCTAATGCTATCAATGTTGGCTTCTTCCAACACCGCGCCATCGTTGCAATCCGCAAACGTTGCCGTGTTGCCGTTTCTAATTAGTTTCTTTCCGTTTAGCCAACACAACCCCCACAAAAGGTTTTTAACGGTAATTTCTGGAAGGTTGCACCAATAGCCAAAATAGGCAAAACTTAAATATTCCGTTTGCACCCAAGTTCCAGGCAGCAGTTGGTGGCTTTTGCCATCGCTGTCAACAAACGATGTAGCACCGCCCCAACTTTGCGGGCTTTTAACCCTCCACCTTGGATAACGCCCAACGTACTTTAGTTCCTCCCCGTAATCCTCCGTGTAAATGTCGTAGTTGGAAATGTAAAGTTTGGTTACAAACGATATGCTGTGAAACCTATCGGTGTCCGTGCAATAAAATTGCAAGTAATCGCCTTCGTTTACGTTGCCGCCCCACACGAAGTTTAGTTTGTAAAATTCGTAGTTTGCCGAAGGTATGGTAAAGGTTGCGATTGCATTGTGGTTTTTGAAAAGTTGGAACGTTTTGTTTTGCAATGTGCCGCTTTTTTTCCACCACAACGCGGAAATGGTAAGGCTAACGTAACATTCGCGGTTAAACGTTATCCTATCCGCCCCGCCCCAATCCATATCGTTGGTAACGTGTTGACCGCCGTGTATGTTAAACATATTGTCCGACATATCCGTGTCGTTAAACTCAACGACTTGGTACGGGTTTTCGGGGCAAACCGTTTTCTTGGTTGCCATAACCATTAAATCCGTTGCGTTGTCGGGCACTGGCATTGCCAACCCTTCCAAAGCCAATTCCGCGTTTGCCAAATTTAACAAGTCGCTTAAAGGCTTTACGGGGTGGTATTGGGCGTAGTTGGTATCGTAGCCCATTCCGTAGTAATACGTGCGGAAAACGCCCGCAGGAGCGTGTTGTAACGTGCCTTTGTTCCAAGCCCAAATGCTGCCGCTATCATCAACGGGCAACAATTCATTTAACGTTTTTTGCGTTAATTCATTCGGCAACGTCCGTTCATACAAGCATATAGTAATATCATCTTCGGTTATTTGGGTAACCTGCAACCAAGTGTTTACAATGTCAGACCCAATGCACAGCACGCTTGGAGATATTTTATCCCCAAAAAGTTGTGTTGCGCTATCCAGCAAGCCCGAAATTTGCAATAGGTTGCAATTGTTAGGTGTTTTCGGCAACGTAACGTCCGTGGAGTAAGCGTCTTGGAGCGCATCGGAAAAACGTATATTGCGCCAAGAAAAATTAATTTCTTGCTCGTAAACGTCCAACGAACCGCCTTGAAGGTTTATACTGAAATTTCTCATTAGTAGTTAAAAATTTTAAACGTTAGTTCAACATCATCCGTTTCGTCCGATGTCACCGTTACTTTGGTGGTTTCCAACGCGCATTCCAACCATTCCCCGTTTACGTCCAAAAATTCTATGCGAGGGCTTAAAACTATGTCGCTCCAAAAACTATCGCGCCTCAATTCGCCGTATCCAATTTTAACCGTTTTGGCGGCTTCAACAAGGTATTTCCTTGCCAATTTGTTGTAAGGGGTTAAGGTATCAAGTTTGTAAAAATCGTTGCCTTTTGCCGTTGTTTCCTCTTCCAACACCTTGCCGCAAAGGTATCTTGTTATGCCGTCCGTGTCAATGTAGCGCACCTTAAACAAATTAAAGCCGTCATAACACGGTTCTTCGTAAATTACCCTAATGCAATAGTCTTCAAAATCGAATTCCTCATCTTTCCAAACACCGCCGCCCTTTGATTTGTTTTGCGGTATATCACCGCTATTATCGCGCCATTCCAAAACGGCACGCCCGCTAAACGGGGTAATGTTATCAACGTTAACAACATTTACAATTCCGTCCAAAGAACTTGAACCACCGCCGTCGCCTTTCCCGCCTACATCGTAGCACAACATATATTCCCCGTTGCTTTGCCAACACCCGCTTAAATCCAATTGCCTAAAGCCCTCGTATGGTATTGGTATTGTGCCGCAAGGGGTGGATAACGAGCCCGTTGCTGGGAATATAAACCCGACCTTTTTAAGGTCTTCCGCGCCGTAGGCATAAACGGTTCTTGTGCTGCCGTGTTGCCTTCCTGGGATTGTGCGCCCCTCAAGCATTTGCAAATCAAACGCCAATTGCGGTTGCGCGGCGTTGTTTAGGTATGGCGTAACAACGATGTTAAACGTCATTCCACCACGCCAAAGACTTAAAAACGTATCGCCCAAAGCAAACACCAAATTGTCCAATTCGCTTCGGTATTCCAACTTCCTGTAAGCCCCGCTTGCCACTTCGGTTACAACAACCTTGCCGCCAACGGCAACACCGTTTAGGGATGATATTTTAACAAAAAGGTTGTCGTAAAGCCACGTAGTCGATTCTGGATATGTTATGGCTATGTTGCCATTCGTATATTCACGCATGATTTTTGCTTTTATGCTATAATAATAACAAGAAAGGATTAGGTTCTGCTAATCCTTTCTTTCGTTCTTACGCGGTTTTGGGTGTTGGTGATTTCCTTCACGCTTACCACGGGGTTTGGCATTTCTTGCAAAGCCTCGCCCATGCTTTCGCGCATTGCCGTTTTCATTGCTTCAAAATCAATTGAAGCGTTTGCGGTTGCCGTGTTTGGCACGCTTGAAACCAACCCGCCAGTGGCAAAGTGCGGCATTTCGTCCAACAATTTTGGCATTTTTTTGTGTTTTTTGCCGTTTTTGTTGTACTTTCCAACAAGTTCATCAAAGAACCCAGCACCCAAGTTGCCAACAACACCGCTTGGAATTACATATTCGCCCAACGATAACTTTGCCGTTACACTATCGTCCGTTCTGTTGGTTTCCTTGCCGCCAACCAAACCGCCTTTGGCGAAACGAGGCGCGGATTGAACGTTGTTTGCCTTTTTGAAAACGGCAATGGCTTCGGCAATGCCCGAAACAACGGTGGCAATGCCCATTGGTATCATAACGGCTGCGGCTGGCCACCCCATTTCCATTCCCTTTGCAACCGCTGCGGCAATACCTTGCGCCATGTTTACCATAATATCAACCAATGCAAGGGCGTTGGCGTACTTTTGCATTTCTTCATCGTTTTCCGCCAACGTGCTAAACAACGTGCTAAACGCGCCAGTTACTTGTTTCATTCCGTCCAAAACGGTTTGGGTCGTGCCCATCCAAACGGCTGTGTTTGCCTTTGCCGCGTCCTTTTCCAAGTTGGCGCGTTTTTCTGCATACAACCTTGAAATTTCCGCCTTTTGTTCTTCGGTGTATTCGTGGGCGTTTAGTTCCGCTTCCTTTTCGGCTTCCAGCGCGGCAAGTTCTTGCTGCAACCTAATTTGTATTTCCTCTAATTGCGATTTGCCCGCCAAATCCAATTCGTTTTTTAACTTTGTAGTTACGGCATCAAACGCGGCGTTGGTTTCTTGGGCAATCCTTGCCATGTTTTCCCCGTTTACCTCGCCCGCCTTAACTATGGCAATTTCCAAATCGGAAATGGTTTTTTTAAGGGCATCTTGATCCACCGCGGCGTTGCCAATTAGCGATTTTGCCTTTGCAAGCGCGTCCTCTAACGTTTTTAGTTCGTTGTCGTAGCGCATTTTTTCCAATTCGTATTGGCTTTTAATGCTTGCCACGCGCATTTTCTCAACCTCCGTGTAAAAGTCTTGCGAAACCTTTAGCACATCATCGTAAAGTTTTTGCGCCGCCTTTGCCTCGGCTTCCGCCTTTTTCTTGTCGGTATCGTCCGTTGTTTCCTTTTTTGGCGTTGCCTTTGGTTGCTTTGGTTCGGTTATTGTTGGGGCTTCGGAAACAAGTTTTTCCGTTGCCTTAATTTCCCTTTCAACCGCCTTTATTTGCGTTTCCGTGTCCTCCAAAGCCTTGTTGGTGGCTTGCAATTTGTTGTTGTACCAATCAAAGTATTTTTGGGCTTGCGCAACGGTTTCCCAATCACCAGCCGTTCTTGCGGCTTCCAACATGGATTTGTGCAACTCGGCTTGGCTTTCATACCATTTCTTGTTGCCTTCCATAATAATTTTATCGCGCAACAACGCGGTTTGCTTCATATAGGATTGGGAAAGCAATTCGGTGTACGCTTGGGCGCGGGCTTGCTTTTCCATTGCGGCTATGTACCTATCAATGGCATCTATGTTGCCCTCAATAAACTTGCCCGTTTTGCTTATAGACCCGTTGTATTCGGGAACCAACCTTACAAGTTCAGCCAACGCCTTTTTCTTTTCGGTGTACGCGCTTGCTTCGCTTCTTAACACCGCCAACAACGTTTTTACCGTTGTAATTTGTTCATCGTATTTTTTGGTTGCGCTTTCGGTTGCCTTGCTGCGTTCTTCGGCGGACTTTTTAATCCTTTCCGCCTCTTTTTCCATGTTATCGGCGGTTTTCTTTGCATCTTCCTCCGCTTCTTTTGTTTTGCGCCTTAACTTGCCGATAACGGCTATTAGCCCGCTTATGGCGGCTATTGCAACGCTTGCAATTGCCATAATTGGGTTTGCCTTAATAACGGTGTTTAGTGCCTTAAACGCGGCGGTAAGGCTAAACGTGGTGGCTGTTGCTGCAGTTTCGGCAACCGTTGTGGCGGTTACGCCCGCGGCGTTTGCCGTTTGTTCAACGGTGTTGGTTGCAATTTCCGTGTTTTGTGCAGCCAATGCCGCGTTGTATGCGTTTGTCCATTGCAACCTTAACCTTTCGAGTTTAACCCTTGCGGCAACCATTAGGTTGCTATCCTTGTTCAAAGCCTTGTAAATGGTCATAAGGCTGTTTATGGATTGCTGCACAATTTGTATCTTTGCATAAACTTGCAACAATTCCTCGCTTTGCATACCCAACGCGGACATAGCACCCTGCAAAACGGTGTACGCGCTTGTTAGCACACCAACACCTTCTTGCAAAGCCGCCAGTTTTTGTTGGTCGTTGGCAAAACTTCTAATTCTTTGGTTGGCGTCATCAATAGTATCGGCAATTTTACCCGCCTCTTGCTCCATATTGGATAACGTGCTTTGCGTGGTTTCATACGCCTTGTTTAACCTATCCAATTCAGCAACGGCATCTTTGTACACTTGGGTTTCTTTGCCAACACTGTTAGCCAAAGTTTGAACAACCGAAGTTTGAGCCTGAATTTTGCCCTGTATTCCTTGCAACGCAACGGATAGGTTTTGACACTCAACGCGCATTTCCCTTAACGCTTGTTTTACGGGTTTTGCGGCAACTTGATATTCACCAACTTGACGGCTAAAGTCTTGTTGTGCGAACTCCGCTTTTTTAAGAGCGGTGGTAAGGTTATCAATGTCTTGCAACATTTGCTTGCCATACGCACTTTCACGGTCTTGGCGCGACAAATTTTCGTATTCTTGCCTTAGCAACTTTAGGTTGGCACGCATGGCGTTTATGCTATCGCCCGCGTCCTTTTGGGACTTAATCTCTTGTTGCAAAACCTTTTCATTTTGCTTTACCGTTTGTTGCATATCCTTAAGGACTTGCGACAGCTTTAGGTAAGTTTCCGAGTTTTCCATACCCGCGTCCTTCATACCCTTAAGTGTTGCCTTAAGATTGCCGATTTTTACGTTAAGGTCTTGCATGTTTTTAACAGCATCCCCGCTTAAAAGTTTTATATCAATTACCACAGATTTGGTACTTTGCGTACCCATGCCGCTTGCAGCCATATTTGTTTGTTTTATAGGTTATTTTTGGCACGCTGTTTGCAGCTGCCATTATTAGTAATAATAACCAAAAACATTGGTATGGAAAACAAAGAATTAAAGTGGAGTGTTTACTTTTTGGACGGCAAATACGCGGTTTTTAACGATGGTGAGATATGGAATATTAGGCACGGTAAAACGGGAAAACCACGAAAGGTAAAACAAAGCAAAAATAGAGATGGTTATTTATGCTTTAATTTCAATAGGAAACTTGTGTATGCACACCGCCTAATTGCAGAGTGTTTTTTGTTGAACCCTAACAACCTACCACAAGTAAACCATATTAACGAAATTAAGGATGATAACCGCGTGGAAAACTTAGAGTGGTGCGATTGCAAGTACAACAACAATTACGGCACGCGCAATGAAAGAATATCCAAGCCCGTTTACCAATACACAAAAAACGGGGTATTTGTTGCTAAATACCCATCAACACGGGAAGTTGAAAGACTTTTTGGTTATGATAGTGGCACAATTTCCGCATGTTGCCGTGGTAAACGCAAATCCGCCTACGGCTACATTTGGTCTTATACACCGCTATAATTTGCCCCACAAATGGTCGTTCACGTACAACACAACGCTGTTGTAAACAATGTTATCCAAATCGGGCAAGTTGTTTTCCAAAGCCGTGCCCACAATATCCACACGCTTTAATGGGTTGCGGTGTTTTTCGCTGCCGTGCCACTTTATCTTCCAAGCAATTGTGTTTGCAAATTCCTTTTGTGTCTTAAACCCGCTTGGCACGCTTAAACCCTTATCCGTTATCCACTTATCCAAAATATCCGCAAAATTGTACGGTATTTTTCCTGGCAAACGCCCCTTTTCCGAATATTCAAAGTAAGGCAAAGCCCTAACCAAAATGTGTCCATCGTTGGTTAGTTCGCCCCTAACACTTTGGCGCAAATTGCCACTTGCATTAACACCCGCATTATCCATGTTGTCGCGGATGTCGGCAACCAATTGCGCTATCCAATCGTTAATGTCCTTTTTGGCGTTGTCTGTTAATATGGTGTACTTTGGCATTACCGTTTTTTGTTATTCTTTAGTTTTTGCTTTTGTTCCATTATGCGTTGGTAATTCCGTTGGTAAAGCACGGAAGACGCTTCGCTTTGGAATACAGTTAGCCATTCGGAAAGCGGCACTTTTTCGGCTTCCTTAAAGGAATGCAAACCAAAGAACTTCACGCAATCAATTAACATTCTTTGCCCGAAACTTGGAAACCTTACGCCCTTTTCCGCAGCCTTTTCCTCCTGTGATGGCGTGTGGTCGTACAATTTCATAAACTTTTGTATTTGTTCAAGTTCGATGCGGAACTGTTTAAGACGCCCGAAAGCCTTGAACGCCTTCCGCGCCGCCAATATATTGGCAATATATTGCGTTTCGTCTTCCAATATATCCGCAAACTCCCCAACGGTCATTTGCAACAA